GACGACATCGCGAAGTTCTGAAGCGCCGTCGGGGCCACTCCATATGACTCTACGTTACGCAATACGACCTGCGACAGCTCCTCCGGGACGGCGAACCCGCCGGCCGAATTGACGCCGCCGACCATTGTGCGAGCCTCGACGCCGTGATCCTGGCACCACCGGCGGGCATCAGCGTCACCGGCAAAGGTCGCCTGGAGCCACTTGCCCACGCGGTAGGCGTCCTCGTGCGAGCGGAACGCCTTCAGCGTCCGGCCGTCACGGACCGCCTCAATGCGAACCGCCTTGGGCTCGTCGGCACGCACCTCGGGGGCCGGGCTGCAACGCTCGGCGACGCTGCGGAGATTCTTGACGCTCTCGGCCACCTTCGACTCAAAGTCGATGGACGCGGAGAGGGACTTGGCCTTCTCGGTCAGGCCGGCGAGCTCAAGGTTGCGGGCGTCGATGTCCGCCTTGTTGTCGGTGTCGAGAGCCGTGAGCGCCTCAATGCGAGTCGCGACCTCGGTGGCCTCGTTGCGGAGCGTGGAAAGCCGGTCCATGCGTGTGATCTCCAGGGCGTGATTGCCGTGGAGTCCACCATCGCATTAGGGCCGTGGTGCCTTGCAGTAGCGGATCTGCGAAAGTGTTGTTTTGACAAACGCCACCGCACGAGCGCCGCACTTCGGGCAACGCAGATAACGCTGCCGCTCGTCACCGCATGGACGGCTGGAACGGCACCGGAGTTTTTCGCCGCACGTACAGCGGGGCTCAGACATTTCGCATCCGCAGGAGAGCGGCCCAAGCGGCGGCGACGCCCCGCAGAGCCGAACGCGAACAGTCCGCCTGGGCCGCCGGCTCCTCGGTCTGTGACGCGAGCCACGCTTCGTAGGAACGCATGGCGACGCTGGCGCTGGTCTGCGGGTACGCAGGCACGAGCACCGGGCCCACGTCGTAGAGTCCAGACACCTCGCGGATCTGGCGGACGGCCTTGCCATCCTCGCCGGTGCGGAACGATTCGCCGCTCTTGTCCACGGTGAACGCGAACGACGAGCCACGCACGTCACGCCGCTGGATGAGCTCGAGCACGTCGCCCCGGCTCACGGGCGGCGTCACCACGTACCGCAGCCCCTTGTCGTCGCTGGAGAGCTCCAGCGTGCCAGACGATGTGCGGCCCAGCACGATGTTGCTGTCGTGGTTGAAGAGTGCCACCACGTCCTGCCGGCCGCGCTGGCGGCCGAGAATCTTGTCAAACGCACCGGGCAAAATCTCTTCCTTGAACCCGCCAAGGTCGAGTGACAGCCGGTTGTAGACAGCGGCGTAGCCCACGATGGACGTGCGGCCGTCGGCACGTGTTTCCACGACGAGGTCGTTGTCATCCTCAAAGGCGAAGTCGCGGCGTTCAATTTCCATCGGTCTCGTCCTCCTGGTCGTCCTCAACGTCGTCTTCCGGGCTGTCCTCAACCTCAACCACTGGCGGCTCGGGCATCGGCTCCGGCGCTGGCTGCTCCTCGCCGGCTTTCTCGAGCGTGGTCATGTTCATCTGGATAAAGTGCTGGTCGCCCTCGGGGCCGAGCGGGTTCATGTTCTCGAGCTCGCGGATCTCGTTGACGCTCATCCAGCCGTTCTGGAGGGCCGACACGTAGTAGGCCGACCGGCTCGCGTGGTCGCCACGCAGGAGGCCTGCCACGCTGTGCTCGGCGAAGTACGTCTCGTCTTCGCCTTCCGCGAGCAGGTCGCGCGTGATGGCGGCTTCCCACCGCTTGAGATGCGGCAAGAGGCAGTGCTGCACAAACTCGGTGCCCTGTACTTCGATGTTGCTGTACGTGCTGCGGGTGAGGTCTTGAATCATGTGGGGCGGCACGCGAAAGGCGCGCGCTATCTCGATGCACTGGTAGGCCCTGGTCTCCAAAAACTGGGCCGCCTCGTTGCTCTGCGACAGCTCGTGAGCCTTTACGCCGGCTGGTAGCACGGCCGTGCGGTGGGCACGATCCGGGCCACGGTGCATCCGCTCCCACGACTCGCGGAGCCGCTCGGCCGCCTCAACTGGCACCGGGTTCTCTGACTCGAGCACGATGCCCGGCCTGGCACCGTTGCCGAAGTAGGTCGCACCGTGGGCCTCCAGCGCTTGGGCCAGCCCGATGGCGTTGGCGAAGAGCCGATAGCTCGGGATCGGATGAATGCCGTCGTCCGTGGTGAACCGCAGGGCGAAGATCTGCTCTTGGCGGTACACCGTCTGCCGGCCATCCGGCTCGCGGTAGATGTACCGAAGCCTGCCGTTCTCCAGCCGCTCGACTTCCATGCGGCTTGGATGCAACGGCCACAACTCAGACACAGGCCCGCGAGCACCGGCACGAATCTCGGCGTAGCTCGCCCCGTAATGCAGGTAAAGTCCCGTCATCCAATCGCGGAATTCCTGCGCCGTCTGCCACGGATTCGGCTGCATGTGCAAGATGCGGTAAAGCGGATGCTCTGGCACCTTGCGCTTGCCGCCGTTGGGCTGCCGCTCATAGAGGTGCAGCGGCAGCGAAGACACCGAATCCGATATGACGCGGATGCACGCCGTGTAGGCCGAGCAGGCCATCGACGTGTCTGCAGTCACCCGCACGCCTGACGCAGTGCGACCGCCACCGACGCCGGCCCAATCAATGCCACGCAGCTCGTGCATGCGGAAGTCGGCGGTGGTCGTGTCGCTCATAGGGTGATGATGTCCCAGTTCTGTTCCGGCGGCTTCGCAGTTGCCACGGCGTGCAAGCCGAGCGCCATCACGAGCGAGACGATGCCGTCGATGCGTTCCGTGCTCTTCGCCTTGCTCGGTTTGATGTTGCCTTGGTGGTCGCTTTGCACCGCCACGTTGCCAGCCATCCAAGACAGAACCGGATGATTCGCATGCCGGATTCGCTCGGACAGCACGTAGTTTTCCAGGGCCTTGCTGGGACTCGACATTGAGCCGTAGCCCTGTCCAAATCCTGTCACATTCACGCCCTCGCCTTGCAGTTGCGTGGCGAGCTGCGTCGCGTTCCAGCGGTCGATACCCACCTGCCGAATGTTGAACTTCTGCGAGAGTTCAACGATGTCGCGGCGAATCACGTCGTAGTCGGTGACGTTGCCATCCGTGGACCTGATAAACCCGTCACGAATCCAGCCGACATAGTCCACCTTGTCACGCAGCGTTCGCTCGGCGGCGTTGATCTGCGGCACCCAGAAAAACGGCATCACGTCAAAGGTGCCGTCGTCGGCCTGGCTCGCCATGACGAAGGCCGACAGGTCATACGTGGTTGCCAAGTCCAATCCGGCAAACCACTCACGCTTTTCCAAGTCAGCCAGCAGCGGTTTGCCACACTTGGCCCAGTTGTCAGGCGAAAGCCACCGCACGTCCTGGGTCGTCCAGACGTTGAGCCTGTACCGCAAAAATGAATTCAGTTTGGATGGTGATTGCTCGGCCTCGCGGGCGTCGGCGGCGAATGACTCCAGCGTGATTGTCTCGCCCAGTGACGGGTTGGCCTTTCGCCACGTCGCCTCGCTCTTCCAATCGTCCTCGGGCGAGGCGGCGTAGATGCACCCAAAGAAGGCAGGGTCCACCGCTGGATCAGCGATGCACCGCTCGGCGTAAGCGTGTTGTTCCCAACAGATTGACTTGCGGTCGTAGCCGGCCGTGGTGATCGACAAGAGGAGTGGCTGCCGGCGGGCCGCACCGCCGTAGCGAAGAGCGTCCCACAGCCGGCGGTCACGTTGGGCGTGCAGTTCATCGAAGAGCAGGGCGTGGATGTTGAGCCCTTCGGCCCGGAACGCATCAGCCGACAGCACCCGATAGAACGAGTTGCTCGCCTTGTGGACGATGGTCTTCCGCGAGTCGATTACCTCGAGATGCTTCGACAACGCAGGCGAGGCCCGCACCATCGAGGCCGCTTCGCGGTAGATGATGCCCGCCTGCTCGCGGTCGCAAGCCGCACCGTAGACTTCGGCACCCGGCTCGGAGTCAAACGCCGTCATGTAGAGCGCGATGCCGGCGAGCGTCGTGCTCTTGCCCTGCTTCTTTGGCAGCTCGATGTAGCCGACCCTGTGCCTTCGCGTGCCGTCAGGGTTCAGCCGGCCAAACAACTCACGCAAGACGTGGTGCTGCCACGGCAGGAGCGTGAACGGCTTGCCCGCGTTCTGCCCCTTGCTGTGGCGCAGGATCTTCTCAAAGAAGTGGACGACACGCTCGTACTTCGCCTGCCCTTCTTTGCAAAGGTCAGGCACCGTGGAGCTTGAAGAAGTCTTCGACTTCGTCGCTCGGCTTTTCTTCCTTGCCGCCAAGTCGCACCCTACTGCTCGGAGTCAACCCAAACTCGCCCATTAACGACGCCTGGAGCGCCACTAAACTGCGATATAGCGGACCCGCCGGATTGGGTTTCACGCCGCCTAAGTCAGTCCGCATCACCGGGCCGCTGGCCCGCAGCTCGAGTAGGCATCGCTGCGACTCAACGTACACCTCGCACAAAGTCGCCAGCGCCTCGCCATCCGCAGTCGTCAGCGTGCCAAGGCCGAGCAGGATCGGCACGAGCTCGGTCCACTTCTCAACCGCGAGCGGCTCAACCATCAACCGCTTCGGCATCGGCGGCGCGCCGGCCGGGGCCGGGAGGTCGGGCCGGATCGGTCGCTTGCCGGGATTGCCGGCCAGGCGCTTGGCGGCCTCGGGAATCGGCTTGCGTCCTCGGGTCATGGCATCACCTCAAAAACGCCGCAGATTTTTGCGGCCGCGCACGCGCGGCGAAACCGTGGGTC